AAAGGTAAAGCTGTCATTTTTGAGCTTGGCAAAGAGTCCGCCAGTATCAGCAACGACACATGGGAAAACTATTGGATAGCGGTAGGAGTATAGCAGTGGGGAACTAATCAGCCATCGCCGATTACATTCCCGATAAGCTTTGCATCAAGATGCCTCACCGTTGTGCCACAGCTACAAGCTTCCGACGATAGCGGTAACATGAGCAAAAACAGGGTATGTGTTACCAATTTAACAACAAACGGTTTTGCTCTAGAGTATCCGCAAAGCACATATAATTACATAGCAATAGGCGTATAAATTATCGGCCAATGACTAACCACCACGCGCCATCCATAATCACACCTGAGTGTTCGATATTGAAAAGTATAGACATTTGATTATTGGAGTAACTAACGATATATGGGCCTGTGCCTACATCAGACCGTACATTAGTCATATGCAGTTGCGTAGTAATTGTGTAAATTGTTTTTGTAAACGATATAGGGAAAACCGCAACCTTAGGGGTGTCGGAACGGACGTTGTTATGGCTGACATATCCCCACTGCTATTTACCTAATGCCAACCACCGAAAAGGCCTCTCCTCCCACGTCGATATAACAAAAGACTCTAATGTTATGTTTTGGATGGATATGCCTGCGCTGGTAGCGCTGCCAGAGCTGTTCCAATTCGAGCCATTGCAATTAACGATGTAGCAGGATTGGCTAAATGTTACCGGGAATAACACGTTTGTATTCTCCGTAACTCCCCACTGCTATACTCCTACCGCTATCCAATAGTTTTCCCATGTGTCGTTGCTGATACTGGCGGACTCTTTGCCAAGCTCAAAAATGACAGCTTTACCTTTGCCGTTGCTGGAATTGGAAAGGCACATAGAAAGGGCGCGCTGCCTGAAGCTGATAGGGAATGTTAAGGTATAAGTGGTTTGCCCAGCTTCGTAATATCCCCACTGCTATATGCCTAGCGACATCCAATAAACTTTAGCAAATGATTGGAATTGCGCTTGCGGTATTGCTGTGCTAATTACCCAGTTATCTAAGGATATAGAGCTTGCATATGTGTGTATAGTTGACGCACCGGGCGCCTCTATAGAGAGTGTAACAGCAAATACACTTGATTTATGAGCCAGCGGAAATGTAATTGTGCCGTCATTTGATGTAGTAACTCCCCACTGCTATATGCCAACAGCAAACCAACAGGGGTTTATATTTCTGCCGCTAAATTGCCAATTATTTACTGTATCTGAGTTGTTTGATATTGAGCTATACAGTTCTAAATAGGTTGGATGGCGCACACCATGCAGGTTTATGCCACCGGCATTTACTTTATTAGTTGGAAATGCAGCATAAAAATAATCGGAATTACTGAAGGGTAAAAGAAACGTCAATGTGCTTCTATCGTCTGTTACAACTCCCCACTGCACAGAAAGGCTCATAACGTCTTAATTTAAACCTGCGCTTATCATTACACCTAAACCATTAAAAAATCGCCCACAGGCAAAATCTGTGAGCGTAGAAAGGAAAAAATATGAACGATAAAAGAGTAAATCAATATCTTATCCTGCCGGGAAATGGGCAGAGAAAAGATACAAAACTTGCCGTCGAGTACAGCGAAGAACAAATCACCGAATACCTCAAACACGGCTATGTCATCGTAGGTAACGATGATTTTAACAAACTGATTGGCAATGCTGACGGCGAGTATCTCATTGCTGATGACGGCAGTGTTTATCCTAAACCTGCACCTACAGACGCAGAGCTGCTGGCTGTTGCAAAGCCTGCCAAAATCGCAGAGCTTAAGGCTGAGCGTGACACTAGGGAGGTTGAGCCGATTACCTACAACGGTAACAGCTATGATTACGATGGCAAAGCGCGCGAGCGCATCAACGCTGCCATCATTGCCTTAGACGTACAGGGAGCTGATGCATCCATTGATTGGACTACGGCAGATAACGCCGATGTTAAGGTAACAGCCAACGATTTGCGTATGGTAATCGCAATGGTCGCACAGCGCTCAAACGCCTTGCACGTGGCGTATAGAGCCGCTAAGGATAAGGTAGAGGCTGCGACAACTGTTGCTGAGGTTGATGCTGTTACCTTAAACAACTAAAACGGCTCAAAACCTTGCTGTTACGGCGTTTGTGGCACATCAGGCCGATGTCGGCCAACGTGTAACACGTTAGCAACAGTAATCCCTCGATGCAGCAAGGTTTAACAGCGCCAGCGCCTACCGAATAAGCAACACGTTAGCAACAAATCATATTAAATCTATTGCCTTTTTTAGCTCGTGCAGGCTCTTATGCGTGTACACGCCTTTTGTCACGCCCTGGCTGGCGTGGCCTAAGATACGCTTGACGGCCGTCTCGTTAGCTCCGGCGTTGTCGAGCATCGTGGCACAGGTATGGCGGCACTCATGCGGCGTGTGATGACAATTAGTCGCGTCCATGACATTGTCAAATCGCGTCCGGAAACGATGATAGGACAGAGCAGCGCCATCATCTACAGTGATGAGCGTTTTGCCTGGCTTATCCATCCAGGCACGGAAATAGGGCAGCGCCTTGCGGCTTATCGGCACAGCCCTGTTGCGGCCAGCCTCAGTCTTGCTGTCACGGACGATAAAGTAACGCTGCTTGAGCTTGACGTCACTTTTCTGGATGGCCAGAAACTCGCCCGGCCGCACGCCGCTGTAACACATCATCACGATGCACATCGCCCAGCACGACAGCTCAGCATCACTGTTGGCCAGTTTCTTTACCCGGTTAAGCTGGCGGGTGATAAACGGCTTTTTGGGATATTTGGTAACCTTTTTGTCGATGTCGATGTAGCAGGTTATATCAGCCGCTGCCGGTATGATCTTATATTTGACCGCATACTCGTACATGAGATGCATCAGCTGGCGGCATTTCTTCTGGCTGGCATAGCCGATATTGCGACGGCTCATGTCACGGATTACACCCTGCAGGTCGGATATCTCCAATTTTGCAAACGGGCGTGTGTGCAGCTCATGACAATGCTTAAAGGCAACCTTATAGTTGTTGGCCGTTGACTTTGCTATCTTAGGGTAGCGCTCAGCAGCCATCAGCCGATATACCTCAGCAAAGGTTATCGTGGCCGGGGCAAACAGTGACGGGTTTTTGTTGTAGTCGATCAAAAACGCTAAAGCGTCCTCATACGTGGCGTATTGGCCGATTATCTTCTGGCGGCCGTCGATATACTTGCGGACGATGTAGGGGCGGCGTCTGTTGCCGCTGTAACAGGATATTGACCCAAATCCATTAGGTAATTTCATTTTTTTATCATCTCCTATACAGTTAAGTATAGGGCAGAAAGAGAGGTAATTTTTTATGGCAAACAAAAATATTTCTAAGGTCGTTTATGGCGGCGAAACATTGATTGACTTGACGGCCGATACCGTCACTGCTGACAAGCTGCTCAGCACCTATACCGCACATGACAAGAGTGGCGTTCTCATAACCGGTACCTGCACATTTGATGCAGACACCAGCGATGCTACCGCGGCCGTAGCTGAGATTCTGGCGGGCAAGACCGCTTACGTCAACGGCAACAAGCTGACCGGCGTCATGAAAAACAATGGTGCTGTTACCGGGACCATCAGCAAAAAAACTGACAGTTATACCATCCCCATCGGTTACCATGACGGCTCCGGTAAGGTCAGCATCAGCGCCACCGAGCAGGCAAAATTAATAGCAACCAACATCAGACAGGGCGTTACCGTTTTAGGCGTAACCGGCACCATGAGCGGCACCGAAGGTGCTAAAGCCGAATCTAAGACAGCGACTCCGTCTACTTCTCAGCAAACCATCTTGCCGGACAGCACTAAGGGCTATAACTACATCTCTCAAGTCGTTGTCGAGGCTATCCCCTACAACGAGAGCGAGAACCCACAGGGCGGCCTGACCGTTACCATAGGCTGAGGAGGCTAACCCATGGCAGTGAACAAAGTTATATACGATGGTGCGACGCTGGTAGACCTTACCGGCGACACCGTCACTGCCGATAACCTTGCGGCAGGAGTCAAGGCGACAGGCGCGGACGGTAAGCCGATTGTAGGCCTGCTGCCAAAGGTCACGATTGACAGCCAGCTCAGCGACAGCAGTACAAATCCGGTACAAAACAAGGTCATCAATAACGAATTTAAATCGTTGACCTTGACAAGCGGTATGCTGTCTTTCCCGAGTTCCGACGAGGCGTATGTTTGCAAACTAGCTGCTGATGCACTGTCATCAATTAATGATATTACACAGATGACTATAGAGCAGTCTGCTGATGGCGAGACGTGGGAGATGCTGTTTGACAGTGACACGGCGAGCGATAAGGTTAAGTTAGCATATCTGTATGGCTTGGAATGGCCGACAACGATTTACATAACCAAAGGTTACATGGCGCGCGTGACGTTTGCGACGCACGAAACAACCTATTTTGCCAATATCTCAATGTATTTAAAAGCTATACGTGATAGCGGCAATCAAACATCTTATAAATGCTATGTCGGATATAATACGCTAAGAGATTATGCTCAATTCCAGGATACGATTCGGACGTGGGGTAGCTGGCCATCATCTGTTTTTAAGAGTATTGGTTACAACATCGTGCGCTATGTTTTTAACGAGGACAAGCAGGCTGATTCGGTTTTATGGTTCGATGGAGCGCAATGCAAAGGTACAGTGTCGACTCGTAATGTTTTGAGATTTGACCAAAGCAAACAAATAACCACTACGCCATTTGGTATACAGGCGCCTACATTTAACGGCTACACTATCAATGCATCCGTCCCTGCCAACGCTAAATTTACGGATACAATCTACACGCACCCTGCAACGCACCCTGCCAGCATGATTACAGGGCTGGCGGCTGTGGCGAAAAGCGGCAGTTATGCTGATTTGAGCGATAAACCGATTATACCGACCGTACCGACAGATGTGTCAGCGTTTGTCAACGACGCAGGTTATCTGACGCAGCATCAGTCGCTTGCTGCCTACGTCAAGAGCGCTGAGCTTAAGGCTGTTGCCAAAAGCGGCAGTTACAACGATTTGACGGATACACCAGTGATACCTCTTGTTGATGACGGCCTTAGCAGTGAGTCAACCAACGCTATCCAAAATAGGATTGTGTGGGCGCTGGGGCAGAAATTTTTTAACAATCTCACGGCATTGGCTGACGTCGCACGTACAGGCAGTTACAGTGACCTTACAGGTACGCCCGGCAATGCGACGGCCACTGCGGCGGGACTTATGAGTGCTGCAGACAAGGCCAAACTGGACAAGGTTGACGCTGATGCAGGTGGCGTCAAGCTTATTATCTATAGTTAATTTAGGAGGTTTTTTGGATGAATTACAAATTGTTTTTTGACTCAGCTGTAGCTGCAGGCAAAACATTGTATACCGGCTGGAGCTATAAGGCAGCCGCAACCGCTATCATGGTACTGCTGCTGCATAAGCACGCAATTTTGTTTTACGCGTTTAGCTTGCTGGTGTTTGTCGACTGCTTTACAAAATGGGTGGCCATCAGCTACGCTTATCTCAAAGCGCAGGGCGTGCCTGACCCAGGCTTTTTAAAATCCGTAATCGGCATCAAGCGCGCCCGCGAGGCAGGGGAGATCAAAAGCGAAGTTATGAAGCATCGCTTTTTGGGCAAAATCGCCGTATACCTTGTCTGTGTTATGGCTGCTGCCACGGCTGACCTTATCATGGTGGAGCTGTCTAAACCGGCATGGGCTGTGAGCACTATCATCGGTTATCTGACAGCCACCGAGCTGCTGAGCATCGTGGAAAACCTCAACGCAGCCGGCGTTGAGGCTGTGCAAGGCTTAATCGATACCATCAAGAAAAAACGTATCTAAAAAATATACTTGCAGAAATCCGCCGAAAATTATAAGTACATTTAAAAAAAGGCCAGTGAACAACCAAAATCAAGCTGTTCGCTGGCCGGAAAGGATCTGATTAATT